GGTTGATCCCTCGCAGCCGCTGCCTATACAGGCGACCACTTGCCGGCTAGCCGGCGTCCACTCCTTACACGCTCAATGACTTGGAGCGCCGCGGATTTTAAGCCGCCTCACCCTCTCTTTCGGACCTAGAGAAGGTCCCCCTACCCTAAAACAAGGGTGGCCGTGCACACCCGCAATCGCAGGTGGCCCTCCACGGGCAGAACGTGATCTCTTGCGGAGGAGAGATCCTCTATGGCCGCCCCTATCGGGGGGGAGGTCCGTAAGGACCGTCCGTCAGCACACGACACACCGCGCGAAACACTTCGCGATCACCAACGATCGCGGGGCTCGCAGACGAGAAGAACACCGTCTTCCTCCAAACAAACGGGACCAGGACTGCTGGACAGTCTAGACTCCGCAAGGACAACCTCGCCACGCGGACGAGGAACGGCAACCGGGTGCCGGACTCCGAACGAAAGTTCGCAGCCCCGCCATCCACTCCCGCGAGCGCGTAAAAACGCAGACGAGGGTTTCAAAATACAACGCTTGAAAGCATTGTATGAAAGTGGCCGCCGGTCAGTCTGAAAAGACCGACCCCCTTCCCACAGGTCCAACTGGACTTCTAATCTCTCTACGGACGTTGAATCAAGCGAAAGCCTGTATCGACCGTCATCGAGCCCGGTGTCATGCGGCAGGACCGCATAACCGCGACGCGCTAGACGTCGCTCATACTTGAAAGACTCAAGTACGCCGAGATCGAACCCCAAATCGCTGGGGCGCAGACACCACCTAGAGCGGGCTTTCGAAAGAACGAAAGCACGCTCCCACATCGTTCCGGCCGCGCGACAAACTGCGGCCTGGTGAATATGACCCTGGAGGTCAGACGCACCACCACCCCTCCTGAGGTGCTTCACCTCCTTCCATCTCCCCCGTGAATCCCTAAGGAAACACGTAGAGTTGATCTCCGCGACCGACCTAAAACGGCCTGTCTTGGACTCGTTAATGATTGCCCAGTCAGGGTAATCAGAATTGAGGACGGGGGAAGGACTGCTAATAAGGCAGTCGTCCCCGTTGATCAATATCCCCGCTTCAGTCGAGCGGGTAGCCCAGCGCGCGGCTACGTAAGACTGAAGGCAAAGGAGAGGGAAGGAAAGGTAAGTGCCCATCATCTGACCATGGGTGACCTCGAGGTCGCCGACGGAAGGACGGAGGGACTCCACAGCGTCCTGGCGCACTCGACCAGGAACCTTCTCACAGCGCGACAGAACCGCGCTAAGGATGGTGTCAGCTACGTCCAATCTGAGATTGTCCGTAGCCCCCACCAAGTCGACAGACGTCTGCCACTCAAAGCGGCAGGTCACGTCGATTGTGGAAGCTGTCGGAGGACCGACGAGCAACCACTCCTTTCTACCCAAGTACGAGTAGAGGCACTCGTGCAAGGGACCTAGGGTATCCCAACGATAAGTCGGGATGCCCATCGGCCTCAACTTCCCAGCGGAAGGCACATCCTTATAACGGAGGCGCCAACCGCCAGCCACCTTGGGTAGGGGACCACCAGCCCGAACTCGAGCTTGGAACGCCATATAAGATGACGAACTAGACCAGAATTCGGAAGAGAAGCCGCGGTCGTAACGGGACGACCGCTTGGGAAAGAAGCTATGACAAAAGTCAAAGTAGCGACGATCCCAACCCCAGGGGAAGACCTCACGGACAATCTTGCGTGCGAACGCGAGATACTCCGGGGAAGTCGAGGGAGGAGAAGGATCGCAGGCGCGAGAAAACCAGGCGCTGCGGAGGGAGGGAGGAGAATGACGGGGGCAGACGGCGGAAGGGAGACCCTTCTTAATGGAACTGACGCTGTGCGCCAGCTCCCACCGTTGCCTGCGCCCAAGGCGGAGAAGACGAGGGAAGCCCTCGGCGTCCCAGCCGTGCTGGACACGGGGGAAAGGAGTAGAGACCCGGCTGGACCGGGGGGAGAGAAGGAAGAGGAGATACTTGCCAAGATCGGTAGGTTTCAGGTCCGG